TCGCCGCCGTACACGTCGCCCAGAACCACCCCGACGAATACGCATCGGCACTCGCCGAACGGAAAACCACCACGTGACCACCACCTACGCCGAGTTCCTCGCCCGACGCGCCCAGCTCGAACCGGGCTGTGGGTTTGAACCCACCTACCTGCCCGGCTGCCTGTTCGACTTCCAGCAAACCCTCGCCGACTGGGCCGTGCGCCAAGGCCGGGGCTCGCTCCTTGCCGACACTGGCATGGGGAAGGCGGTCGACTTGACGACCAAGGTGCTCACCCCGAATGGGTGGGTTACGGCGGCGGAAGTGCGACCCGGGGATCTGATCATCGGAAGTGACGGCGCGCCGACGAAGGTCGTCGGTGTGTATCCGCAGCCTTCCGGCCCCATGTACCGAGTTGCCTTCGGGGATGGAGTGTCCTGCGTTGTCAACGGCGACCATCTGTGGACCGTGCAGGAGCATAACGACTCGGCCCGGCGCCCCGACCGGTGGAGGGTTATGTCAACCCTGGACCTCCTCGCCGCAGGTCTGACCTATGGCCGGGCCGGGAAGCAACGGAAATGGCGGATCCCGCTGATCTCCGCGCCGGTTCTCTACGATCCCCAGACAACCTTGCCCATCGACCCATACCTGCTCGGCGTGTTCCTCGGCGACGGGCACTCAACTCCGCCGAACACGGCCGAACTGTCGACCGACCTGGAAATCCTTGAAGCCATCGGAGCCCGGAGTATCGCGCCGGCCCCAGGATGCTGGACCGGCCGGGTCTCCATCCCCGCATCGATCGGCCTGGCCGGGCTGCGGGCGTGGGAGAAGTTCGTCCCCGAGCAGTTCCTCCGCTCCGCACCGGCGGACCGACTCGCCCTGCTCCAGGGGCTGATGGACACCGACGGCAGCCCCATGGCCGATGGTGGCGCTGAGTTCTCGTCCACATCCGAGGCCCTAGTTGACGCCGTCATCGACCTAACCCAAGGGTTCGGCGGACTCGCGCGGAACAAGACGTCCCGGATCACCAGGTTCACACACAAGGGTGAGGTCCGGGAGGGCCGCCGGTCCTGGCGGGTCAATCTGAAACTTCCGGTTGATATTCTGCCTTTCCGCCTGTCGCGGAAACTGGACCGTTGGGTCCCTCCGACGAAGTACCAGGCGATGCGGCCCATCGCCTCGATCGAATACGACAGGGACGCCGTATCGGTCTGCTTCAAGGTGGACGCCCCGGATAGTCTGTTCGTTATCGAGAACCACATCGTGACACACAACACGATCATGGAACTTGTGTGGGCCCAGAACGTGCACCTGCACACCGGCAAGCCTGTCCTACTGTTCACGCCCCTCGCCGTCGGGTTCCAGATCGCGGCGGAAGCCGCCCGGTTCGGGATCGACGCATCCGTGTCCCGCGACGGCTCCATCCCCTCCCCCATCACGATCACCAACTATGAGCGGCTCGACAAGTTCGACCCCTCGAAGTTCGCCGGCGGGGTATGCGACGAAGCGTCGGTCATCAAGAGTTTCGAGGGGTCGACCAGGGCCCAGGTCACCGAGTTTCTCCGGCTCATGCCTTACCGCCTGCTCGCCACGGCGACGGCCGCCCCGAACGACTACATCGAACTGGGGACCCTGTCGGAGGCCCTCGGCCAACTGGGCTACGTCGACATGCTGAACAGATTCTTCACGAACAAGCAGAAGACGTCCGGACTGAACCGGCATATGGGCCAGGCCGCCGAATGGCGTTTCAAAGGCCACGCCGAACATGAGTTCTGGCGTTGGGTTTCGTCGTGGGCGCGGGCCATCCGCAAACCCAGTGACTACGGATTCCCGGACGGGGACTTCATTCTCCCGGACCTGGAGTACCGGACCCACATCGTGGAGGCCTGCGCACACGCCGAAGGGACCCTGTTCGACGTCCCGGCGAAGGGGCTGCGGGAGGAACGCGAGGAGACCCGCCGGACGTTGCACGAGCGGTGCGAGGCCGCCGCCGCGCTCGTGGCGGACGCCGATTCGGCGGTGTCCTGGTGCCAACTCAACGACGAGTCGGCCCTGCTCGCGAAACTGATCGACGGTGCCGTGGAGGTAACCGGGTCCGACTCGATCGACGAGAAAGAAGAGAAACTGTCCGGTTTCTCGAAGGGAGAAATCCGGGTCCTCGTTATCAAGCCGAAGATCGGTGCGCTCGGCCTCAACTGGCAGCACTGCAACCGGATGACGTACTTCCCGAATCACTCCTATCAGGAGTTCTACCAGGCCGTCCGCCGGTCCTGGCGGTTCGGTCAGAAACGCCCGGTCACCGTAGACATCGTCGCCACCGAGGGCGGGAAAAACGCCCTCGCCAGCCTCCATCGGAAAGCCGCCCAGGCGGACGCCATGTTCACGTCGCTCGTCAAGTTCATGAACGACGCCGTCACCATCGACCGGTCCACCACCTACGACCAGGAAGTGCAGATCCCGACATGGGTTTGATCAAAGACAGTACGGTAACGGACCGGTGGGCCCTCTACAACGGGAACTCCCTGTACGTGATTGAGGAAATCCCCGACAACTCGATCCACGCGGCGATCTATTCCCCGCCGTTCGCCTACGGCGACGAAGGCCCCGGGGCGGGCGGACTCTACAAGTACAGCTCCCACCCGGAAGACCTGTCGAACGCCGGCAGCCTCGCCGACTTCATGACCATGTACGAGTTCTTCGTCCGCGAACTGCACCGCATCACGATGCCCGGCCGGCTCCACGGCGTCCACTGCATGGACACCCCGATGGGTAACTCCGGCGGGGACGTCCTCCACGACTTCCCTGGTGACGTGATCAGGCTCCACCAGTCCCTCGGGTTCGACTGGGTCGCCCGCCACACGATCTGGAAGGAGCCCCTCGCGGTCCGGAACCGGCTAATGTCGAAGGACCTCACCCACAAGACGATCGTCGACGACTGCACGAACGCTGGGGTTGCTGGCGCCGACTACCTGCTCGTGTTCCGGAAGCGCGGCGACAACCCGGTCCCCGTCACCCACGCGAACGGGTTCACCGCCTACCACGGCGCGTCCAGCCCACCGCCCGACACCATCCGGTTCCGTGGGCATCAGGGGAGCCAACTGGAGAACCGGTATTCGCAGTGGGTGTGGCGCCAGTACGCGTCCAGCGTGTGGGACGACATCCGGGGGAACCTCGGCCAGTACGACCCGAAGGGTCACATGGACGTCCTGCCCTACCGGGAAGCCCGTGACGAGGAAGACGAGAAGCACGTCCACGCCACCCAGTTGGATGTCCTACGCCGCTTCATCGACATGCGTACAAACCCGGGCGAGACCGTGTTCACCCCGTTCGCCGGCGTCGGGTCCGAGGTGTACGCGGCCGTCGAGCTGGGCCGCCGCGGCGTCGGCGCGGAACTGAAGCCGTCGTACTACCGGCAGGCGTTGAAGAACCTCGCCGCCGTCGACACCGACAACGCCGAGAACCCGACCCTGTTCGACCTGGACCTCGACACCCCGACCGCCGAGGACGTGACCCTGTGAAGCTGAAGATCGGGAGAGACGCTCTCGTGGAGGCCGTGACGTGGGCGGCCCGCGCGCTGCCCGCGAAACCGGCGATCCCCGTCCTGTCCGGCATCATGATCGACGCGACGGCTGGGGCGATGGCCGACGGTGAGGTCCGGATGTCCGCGTTCGACTACGAAACCTCCGCCCGGATCACCACTGGCGCGGACGTCACCGAACCTGGGCAGGCGCTCGTGTCGGGCCGGCTCCTCGCCGACATCTGCAAGTCCCTCCCGGCCAAGCCCGTGGACCTGGTCTTGGACGGCACGCAAGTGAAAGTGGCGTGCGGGTCCGCGAAGTTCAAGCTCGCCACGATGCCGACCGGCGAGTACCCGTCGATGCCGACGGCCCCCGCCCAGTCGGGGACGGTCCCGAGTGACGTGTTCGCGCATGCGGTCGGGCAGGTCGCTGTCGCGGCGTCGAAGGACCCGTCGAACCCGGTCCTGACCGCGCTCCGTATCATCGCTGAGGGGGACCGGCTCACGTTCATGGCGACCGACCGGTACCGTCTCGCGGTCCGCACCTTCGACTGGACCCCGGACGACCCGAACGTGGAGGCCGCCTTGAACGTCCGGGCGTTCGTCCTGTCGGAGGCCGCGAAAACCCTCCCGGCCGCCGGCATGGTGTCCCTCGGCTTCAGCGACGGCATGATCGGTATCGGCTCGGAGTCCCGGACCGTCACGTCCCTACTCACGGACGGCCAGTACCCGGACGCCCTACGCCTGTTCCCCACCGCGTTCAACCACACCGCCGTCGTGGACGTCGCGTCCCTCGTCGAGTCCGTGAAACGGGTCGCCCTGGTCGCGGAGAAGAACACGCCGGTCCGGCTCGCGTTCACCGACGGCGCCGTCGACCTGACCGCCGGGCGGGGCGAGGACGCGTCGGGCGAGGACGGGATGGACGCATACCTGGACGGCGGCCCGATCGATGCGGCGTTCAACCCCGGGTTCCTCGTCGACGGCTTGAACGCCTTGAACTGCCCGTACGCCCGGTTCTCGTTCACGGAGGCCGGGAAACCGGTCGTGTTGACGGGCCAGGTGATGGCTGACGGCCCGGACGAAACCAGCTACCGGTACCTGATCATGCCGATCCGGACTGGCGCCCCGGCGTGACAGGTGTCAGCGGAGCCGTGCAGGGGGTCGACGAGACGATCCCCTGCACGGCCTGCCCACACGATGTGGACGCCCATGACGAACGGGGCCGGTGCCTGAACGGGGATGGCGGGATCCACGACATTCTCGGCTGGACCCCTCCGCCGGGCATGGAGCCGTGCGACTGCGGGTGGAACCGGTGACGTTCGGCGACCGCCGTACACCGCTTCCCCGGGGCGGTCCGCTGAAGCGGAAGACGGAACTGCGGGACGGCACCCCCCTGGCGTCCGGTGGCCCGCTACGCCGCACACCACTGGCATCTCGTGGGTCGACAACCCAGCCGGCGAGGAACCCCCTGAAGGCCGCGTGGACACCACCCGGTGACGCGGAGAAGAACGCCAAGAACGTCGTGGAGGCCCGCTCGCGTGGCGCATGCGAGGTGTGCCTCCAGCCGGGCGACGACTGGTCCCACCGGATCGGCGCCGGCGTGGGCGGCCCCTGGGCGCCGGAGAACGGCGTGTTCATGTGCCGCGCGGGGCATGCCGCCCTCCACCGGGAACGGAACCGCGCGAACGACGGCGGCTGGCACCTCTGGTCGTGGCAGGACCCGCCCGCCCAGTGGCCCGTGTGGCTCGCCACGGGATGGGTGTACCTCCAGCCCGACGGCACGACCAGCCCGGCACCATCCCAGCCCCGGCCCCTGTGGCTTCCCTGCGGAGGACGACGTTGAACGGACAGGTACCAGACAACCCGGTCTCCATCGAAGAGGAACTCCGGAAACTCGTCACGTGGATCACCCAAGCGGTGTCCGCGAACGACGCTGCGTACCGAGCGAAGCTGCAGGCCGAACACGACTACCGGGTGGCGTACGCCCGGGCCTACGTCCGGGCCACGGGCCCGCAGACGGAAAAGCGGTACATCGCGGACCTGGAAACCGTCGCCGAAGCGCAGGCCCGAGACGTCACTGATGCCGCCCACCGGTACGCCCTCGACAAGCACCGGGCGCTGCGGGACCGGCTCGAAGCGGTTAGATCAATTGGCGCCTCGGTACGCGAGGCTTACCGGTCGAGCGGTGTCCTGTGACGGACCTCGGCGAGGTCACGACGAAGCAGCTCGCGCGGATGCCGGGCCATGCTCGGCGCCGGGTCCTCGAAGCGGTGCGGCAGGAGGAGTTGGCCGCTGAGCGTGCGGCACGGGAGGAGCGATACCTGCGGGCTGTGCGTGCTGCGGCGCGGGCTGAGTCGGGTAGGGAGGCGATGCGCCTGGCTTTGAACCTTTACGAGGCCCACAAGCGGGGTCGGGGGCGGGCGTTGACGGTAGTGGAGATGGATCTGGTGCGGGAGGCGTGGCGGGTGCGGCGGTTGGCGTTGAAGGCTGCGGGGATCACCCAAAAGAATGACCCAAAATGATTGCGCTGGCTGTCCACGCCCCGTAGAGTCGAACACGACGCCGCCGCCCAACCCGGTTGACCGCATCAGACAGAGCCCCGGGCCGGCGGCGGCACCCAATCCTCCCACCCAGGAGCAACCCTTGCTCGTCCTCGCCACGGCCCTCGACGACATCGCGTCGATGCTGAACGCGACCGGCCACCCCGTGCACTCCGCGACCGTCATGTACTTCCCGCTCCCTGGTGACGCGGACATCCACCTGGTCCTCCGTGCCCCCATCAGCGCACAGGCCGCCGACGCCCTCCTGGCAGACCTCGGCGGGATAGCCGTCCACCACTCGGCCCCCTACGGCACCGTGGGCGCCCCCCGGGTGAACGTGACCGCGTACTTCCGCCGGTGGTCGGTCGGCGTCCAGATCGTCGCGGACGCCGACCGGTGACGAAACCCATCGGCCGCCGCGACGGACGCCTCGACATGTCCGAAGACGCCCTCGAAGAGGAGGTCCGAGGCATCTGCAAGCAACTCGCCGTCATCCGAGTCCACCACCGCGACTCCCGCCGCACCACCTCCGGGTGGCCCGACGACGTCCTGATCGGCCCGCACGGGATCCTGTTCCGCGAACTGAAACGGACTGGCGGGAAACCTTCACCCACTCAAGAAGCCATGCTCGCCGCTCTCGCCGAAGCTGGCGGTGATGTCGCCGTGTGGCGCCCCATCGACTTGATCACAGGGCGGATCGCCCGGGAGATCGCCGCTGTGTCCCGCATCGCCGACCGCATCGCAACTAGCCACTAGGAGAACCGCATGCCCATCAGCGACCCCAATGACGCGGAGGTCCGCGACGTGATCGACGCAACCGACGACGAGGACCCGCCGATCACGTTGAACCCGGGCGGCAACCCGAGCGACAAGTTCCACTGGGCCTACGCCACCATGGACGGCAGCATCGTCAAGGACGGCGACAGCGAGCACGCGTACACGGTGCTTTCCGGGGCGGCGCACTGCCGCTGCGGCTGGTCGAGCTACCACTACGCCCTCGCGTCCGACGCCGACGCCGAATACCTGCTGCACAGGGCCGCCGCGTACAACCGTGGCCTGGCCCGCGGCATGGTCACCGTCGAGACGTACACGGCCCTGACCGGGATCGACCTGAGCGGTGAAGGCGGCGGGAACTGATGTCCACCATCGGGGAGTTCACCGACCGGTCCAGGCACCGCCTGGCCGCCTGGTGGGACAAGAAGTGGACGAAGGCCCGGTGGTCGATCGCCGGCAAGGCGAACCGGCTGCCCTGGTTCTGTTGGGCGGACCTCGTCGACTGGTCGTTGGGAAACCGTACCCGCGCCGAGGAACGCTTCCCCCTCCCGTCCCGGGTGGCCTCGTGCCGGAAGGACGCGGCCACCATCGGCTCCTGCTACTGCGCCAAGTTCCGAACCGCAGAGTTCGAGGCCCAGTGGGCTGTCGGACCCGGGATCGTCGTCCCCGCGTGCACCGAAGGTGGTGGCGGTGGCAACGGACCCTGACCCCGAAACCGTCCAGCGGATCATCTCCCGGTACCGGGAGATCAGGGACCACGAGAAGGGCGGGATCCGCCGCCTCGCCTCCGAGTTCGGGGTCTCCCGGGAGGTCGCCCGCCGTCTCCTGTCCGCCCACGGCGTCCTCGCTGCCCGTGGCCGGCCCCCGGCCAAGTGGAACCGGACGGGCACTTCAGGAACCAGCTGACCTGGCCGAACATCAGACCACACACCACCCCGACCGAAGGAGAACCACCGTCATGACCCGAACCCCCTGGTACGAGTCGGAGAACCCCGACCGTGTCGCCCGAGGCCTCGGCCTGCGGATCCTGCTCTGGTCCCTGGCCATCCTCGCCGTGTGCGCCGTCATCTCGATCGCCGTCTGGGGTTTCCAGGTCGCCACGTCTGACGTGAAGGGCCAGGGCGACGCCGTCAGGACCGTCAACTCGGGCGCGAATCGCCTCGCTCAGCAGGCGTACTTCGAGAAGACATTCGCTGACATCAAGGCCGCCGACCAGAGACTGGACCAGCTCGCCGCCGACAAGGCCGCGAAGGTCGACGGCGCCGACATCCGCTACTCGGGTGCCGTGTCGTACTGCCTTGGCCTGGTCGGCGGCTACAACGCCGCCGCCCGGACCGAGATCGCCGAGAAGTTCAGGGACGTCGACCTGCCCTCCCAGATCGACACCACTGACGCGGCGACCGACTGCAAGGCAGCGGTGGTGACCAAGTGAACGCCCGCAGGAAGGTTCTCGCCGCCGCCGCCGCCGTAGCGGTGGTCGCCGGTCTCGCCGCGTGCTCCACCGCCCCGTCGAATGCCCAGAGCGACGGGCAGAAACTCACCGAGCAGGCGTACAGGCAGCAGTCCGCTGCCGTCCCCTACCCGGTGGAGCAGCTCCACGACTCGCTGGAGCGCCGCAACATCAAGGATCGGCTGCTGCGCACCAACAAGCCGAACGCCATCGGCTACGTCTACATCCTGGGGATGAACGGCAACTACGTCGGCTACTACGTGATCAAGGGAAAGGTGTCGTCCACCCAGTCCCAGATGACCGCCGACCAGCTCATCACCTGGACGTGCAACGAAGGAAGCGGATGCCAGTCCGGGACGGTGAACGCCCCCGGCGACGACGGGTCGTACGGCGCGAACGAGGAAGGCATCTTCTTCTTCCTCACCGACGGGACGATGGTCGAGACGTCGATGGACTACATCGTTTCCGACCAGCCACTACCGGTGAACGCGCCGAAGCTGAACCCGACGAAGACGGGCCCGTGACGTGCCCATCTGGCTGGCCGTCCTGCTGTCCATCGCTGGGACTCTCGCCGTCGTGTACGTGGTCGTGATGGTGCTCGCTTTCAGTTTCTGGCACCGCAGCTGACCTGAGCGTTCTGGTAGACCCCCTGTACCGCCGGTGCCCGGACCGCCCCCTCTGCGGGCCGGGCACCGGCCTCTCCGAAAGGCACAGCACGTCATGATCCGGACCCGGCTCACCTACACCGCGCTCACCCTCGCCGTCCTCGGGCTGCTTGTCGGTGCCGCAGCATGCGGGGCAAGCGGCGATATCGCCACAACCACCACGACCAACCAGAACCCGCGCCTGGGGAAGATGGTGGTCTGGGCGGGCGACGATGTCACGAAGCGGTGCGACGGGACGACCCTCGTATACGAGTTGATCTTATCTACGGGGCCGTCCATCGCTGTCGTCCCGTCCAGCCCGGAGTGCACCCATTGATCACCTACGTTGGCCCTGGCGGAACCGGAGGATTCCGTGGATGGCTCGCCCGCGTCGGACACCACCAGTGGCGCCTCTACGTCCCCCTCGTCTGCTTGAACGCCTGCCCAGTCCCGGCCACCGGCCCCCTGTCGTGGCTCCCGGTGGTCCCCCTCGGGGGGCTGCTGCTGTGGGTTGCCGCGACATCCGCCCACGAGCTTGCCCTGTGCGAGACCTGCATCAGCGACTTCCCCCTGGACGCACAGGCCCAGGCCGAACGGAAGATCCGTCTCCTGCGTCTGTCCCACTGGTCCCGGACGGGGAGGGGAACGATGGTGTGGGTGGCGGTCCTGGCCGCTGCTGTCCTCATCCCGTCGGTGGTGTGGCATGGGTGGCGCTGGTGGCCGACGCTGATGTTGGCGTCGATCCCGTGGATGGTCAACGAGAACGCTTCCCTGACCCACAAGCGGCTCCGCCCGGTGTGCCCGATCTGCCGTGGCAGGGACGGCGGGGGTGGCCGGGACGTGCCGGTGGTTGACCCGGACCCGGTGGATTCCACGCCCCGCACCCCGGCGCCAGCAGCATGAGCGTCCGCTGGTGGCTCTGCTACGCCCTGGGGGTCGCGTACCTCCTGGCCGTCGCTGCTGTGGCGTCCACGGACCCGCAGACGCCCAACCACCGGGATCCGCTGCCTGAACGGTGCGCCCGGATTGGTGGTCGCCTGGTTCCCGACCGTGAACTGTGCCAACTACCCGAAGGGATACGTGTTCCATGACCACCA